AGTGTTTCTTCTTTGAGCTGAACTTTGTTTATTTGTATTTGTTCTACTCCTACTTCTTCCACCTTTTTTACCTTTTTTGCCTGGTAGCATATCAACCAAATCTCCTAATGCACTAAATCCACCACCGGCACCAAATGCTAATAATGCGGGGATAAGTTGTGTAAGTATAGTATTTCCTAAAGTGGCTAATTCTTGTTGTAAATCAATTTCTTGTCTTTTTCTATCGAATGATAAATCGTTTTCAAATTGTTCCTTTGCTTTTTGCTGGTCTAATTCAAATTGTTTTCTATCTTGTTCTAATTGCAATTGGAAATTTGCAGCTGCTGCGGCCTGTTGCAATGCAAATTGTTGATTTTCTAACGATATCTGTCTTGCAGTTTCTGCTGCTAAAAGGTGTTTATTTGCAGCATGTATACTTGCTTTATCTATTTTATTTGCAGCAGAATCCAAAGCTTCGGCTGATTTTCCACCTCCTTTACCAATCTTTGTTAGTTCACCCAAATCCATACCCGTTGCCTCTTGCAATGCTTGCTTTTGGAACATATCCATTTGAGCCGGGTCTAAACCTTGAGCTTGTAATGCTTGCATTGCACCAGTTGTATCACCTTCTGCAAATTTAGCTCTTACTTCGGAAAGGTCAACTTGCTTACCTAATAAAGCGGATAGTTGCATTTCTTTTTTGATACTGTCCTTATAGTTCAATACCATACTTTGTCCTGCTTTAGCTATCTTAGAGAACGATACACCCAATGATGTTGCGTATGATACTTGCTTTGCTAATGCCTTTCCACTATTTATATTCATTTCTAATGCAATCTCACTTGCACTAGCCATTTCTTTCATTACTGCTGCAGGATTAAGGTCTAATTGTTCTGCCATTGCCTTAACACCTTGCATCATATTTGCTGCGGTATCCGCAGTTGCACCATCCATTAATCTGAATGATTCCGATATATCAGTTGCTTCTTCTGCTCCTATTCCTGCAAATTTAGCAAATGTTGCCATTTCAGCACCTAATATAGCAGATTGCTTTCCACCTACACCCATTTTAGATGCAATTGTTACCGATGCTCCTGCAATACTATCTGCACTAATTCCTGCGTTTTGTAATTCATTTGCTGCAAATCCAAGATTAGGAAGTGCTTTACCAAAATATGCCATACTAGCCTCACTCTTAAAGGTCATTGCTGACTCTTTTTGTTTATTGGCCATTGTAATACCATGTCGTTTGGCTTCGTATTGTTGGTCTAATGCAAATGATTTTTTCTTAAATTTCTCATCAGTTTGGAATTCCAATCTTTGTAATGGTTGGGTAACTTCATTAAAAGTTGCTCTCTTACCTTCCTGCTCTATATCCAAACGGTCTTTAATACCAGGTAATGCTTTTTTAAGTAAGCCACTTTCGTTTAAGAATTTACCTGCGGCCGCTCCTAATGCTGCAAGTGCACCTGCGAAACCTACCTTACCAAATTTACTAAATACATCCAATAGTTCCTTACCCATTGGTAACATACCACCAAGTTGCCCCTTAATTTCTTCAAATCCGGATTTAATATCTCCAGCTCTTTTGTTCACAGCTTGTAATTTGTTTCCAAATTCATTGGCATGTGTTATCATCCCTTGTATTTCTGTACCAACTTTTTTACCTTGTTCTGTTGTAAATTTTAAAGATTTTGCTACATCATTGAATGCTTCCTCTTGTTTTTTTATTATTTCAACGGCCTGTTCTTCTGATAGATTCTTTTCAGCAACCTGTCTTTGTATATCGGCTATTGATGTTGAATATTCATTATATGCTTTTTTATATTTTTGAATTTCTTTTAATTCATCCTGATGTAATTTTTTTCCATCGCCGATTGCTTTATTTACATTTCCTAAAGAAACTTCTAAATTTGCAAAACCTGTATTTATTTCTTTTTGCGTTTTACTTGTTCCTTTAAAGGCCGCATTCATTTTTTCCAATCCCTTTACTAATTCGGATTGGTCACTAACCATACCTTTGGTTTGTTTTCTTAATTGTTCAACCGCTTTTGTTTGTTTTTCAACTTCCGTTCTAGCTTTTTTTGATTGTTTTGCGTTTTCTTCAAGTCCTTTACTTACCGATTGAATACCTTTAGCGGCTTTATCGTAATCCGCTATCATTTTCTTTCTAGCAGCAAATGCTTTCTTTTCATTATCACTCATTATAGAGTAATAAGATTCCCATTGTTTTGTATATTCGACAGCAGCATCATACTCAGCTTTATGTGCAGCTTGAGTTTGCTTCATTAAAGATAGGTTGTCCAACATTAACTGTCTGGACTTCTGTAATGCTTGTAATTTTTTTTCTTCTGCTGATGCCATTATTTAGGAAAAAATTATTTCTTCTTATTAATTCTTCTATTAATAGATTCTTCCATGTAACGATTTAAAGCTTTGTATATTTGTGTATCTTTTACATCCATAGCTTTTACATTCTTTCCAAGTCTAGAACTAACATCTTTATTGTATCTGTCCAATCTATCATTAAAATCACCAAATACAGCAGCCAATTCATCATCATGCTTTTTTAGAACATCTAAAAAACTATCTTCTTTTTCTTGTGCCTTTGCTCCTAAAAAGCCATTTATCAATCTTTTAACAAAAGATACTTCATATAAATATTTTCTATTAGACATAGCTAGGTTGTTTACTATAAATATAACTTATAATATAAAATGGAAATTATCTTCTCCTTGTTTTAGAAGATGTTGTTGTTTTTGATTTAGCCAATATTTTATCGTTGGCTTCTTTTTCTTTTTCTTTTGCTTCTATTAACTTATTCCAATAGAATTCTCTTAAACGAATTGGCATAAAATAAACATCATGCCATGTAAAACTACCATTAGAGTAGTATAGCATTTGAAAAATCTTATCATGTAAAATTATAGAATAATTACTCGGTAGGATAAAAAAAGTCACTCCCAAATGGTATAGGAAGCGCCTCCGTTTCGCCCGTATAAGGTGATGTATATTCGAATTTAAAATCCAAATCAGGTGTTACAGATGCGATATATTTTCTCAATTCTTTAGAATCTCTTGCTTGCAATTTGTTAGTTACAAAATTACTGATATATCCCATATCTTTATTACCATCAACTTCGGTGATAACACGTCTATATCTTGATGTGATTTCATTACTTTGTTTAGTAATTTTTTCAGAAGCTTCTACATCTTTTGTAATTGCAGCTTCATCACCATGCGTTAATAACTTAAATTTTATTTGAGATTTACTATAAGGTAATGTGTAAGTAAATTCATTTCTTCTGTTCAATAAAGAATAATCAACTTCTTTGATTTGAATTTTTGAAAGGTCTACTGACCATTCTACTTCTTCTCCGTATTCTTTATCGGTTACCTTAATTTTATATTCCGGTCCATATGCCAACAATCTAGTTGCAATAAGAATTGCGTTCTTATCACCCAATAAAAGGTCATCAACTCTAACACCAGGTTCAATTAAAACGGATTCTAATAATTTTTCAATTACTTGATTTCTTTTAATTAAGTTTGGAGAAGTAAGAATATCTTCTTCTTTTGCAGTTAATAACTTAATTGTTACCTCACCTTTTGCTAATGGTGAATTTTCAGGGTAGCAGAGTCCTTTTGATGGTAATGCTATAATTTCTGTTGGGAAATCGTAAGTTTTAGTTTGTGTTGTAACTGGTTGTCCCAATCCTCTCGTAACTTGTTGTTCAATGTTTTGTTCCATATTAGTATATAACTTTGTTTATTATATATATTCTCTTTTTAAAAAAATAAAAAGGGGATAACATTTCTGCATCCCCTTCTTTTTATAATTTTTAATTAAATTAGTATTCTAATATCGCGTAATCGTATGCTAATGTTAATTCAATTGAAACTGGATCATTTGATGCCCAATCCAACTCACCGAAGTTTGCTGAAGTGATAAATGCACCTTTTAAAGTCCATTGTTCAACTTTATCACCTACCGGTCCTAATAAGTAGAATGTGATATCTTTCTTGTAGAAAGCTGCGTATCCATCTCTACCTGTTAATGATTCATGTGATGTTCTAATCCACTCCATAACTTGCTGTGCTCCTGATGGAACAATTGGGTCATAAAGAGTAATATTAACATCATCCCATGTTGATTTACCTTTAATCTTTCTC